AAACATGTGGAATGAAACTGACATTACTGTTCTCAGGTTCATTTCCTGGCTGGTAGCTGGGGGAGCCCTAAAGCTCCACTGCTCCCGCTGGATCAGCTCCGGACCGAATCCGAGCCATGAGTGTGACAAGTGCAGTCACATCTCCTGGCTCCGGGATACGGAAGAGCTGGTTCCTCCCTTTCTGACGACTGTGGTTCTCGAGAAGTTGCTTACTCGTAAACCTGCGTCGGGCCCCAAGGCCCTAAAAGAATGGGAGGATCGGAAGCTGCGGCTTGTCGAGAGATATCAAACACATATTGCCCTTGTGCTTGAATTCTACTCCGACCGCGGCTGTCGATCAGTGCCACCACGGACACAAATCACAAAAATTGCACTCTATCTTGCAGTGCTGGACCTGTGCGGTCTCCATGAGGCATACTTGAAATTCAAGTTTTGCTTCTCCGCTTGCCTTTCCCTAGGCCAGCAGGAGTTCCCTGCCACACCAGCATTCCTTCACCCCCGTGACAGACCGGACGCCCTTCTCTTTGGAGGAGCCCTCTGGCTCTTTCACCGACGGATGGTCCATTCCCGGAACGTCCGCTATGGGGCTGAGCTCACGCAGCTCAAGAAGGGAGCGTATGATATTGAGGAGGCCCTCGTTGTCGAGGCCACCAAGAAATGTCACACACTGCTCACCTCGAAGAGAAAAGCACCCCTGCCTATTGCAGAATGGGGTGCCCCTGAACCCGACCTCTCGATTGACGCCTTGGCGGCTCACTCGGAGTGGTTGGTTGATCGGCTCTTCCCGACTGGTTGGTATACACCATGCCCCATACAGGCACCCAGCCAGTCTGGCCACGTACTCACAACTCGATCTGATGGAGGAGCGCTACAGCTCTTCCGCAGTACCCTGTCTGAGATGGTGGAGGCAGATAAGATCTCTCCTTTCCTTTTGGACGTACCGGCTCCTGATCCCGAAGACCTCTGTCTTCCGTGGATTCTTGATGGACAACGGTGGCTACCCAGAAACGGAATTGTCGAAGGCCCACCTGTCAGTGAACTTCCTTTCGAGGACGTTTGCCGGCAGATGATGAACAGGCCTGTCGAACAGTTCAACCTCGTTCGCATGGTTGGTCTCCCTGAACCTTTTAAGGTCAGAGTGATCACGGGCGGGCCCGAGGGACGGTACTATATTGCCAAATACATCCAAAAGGCAACTCACAAACAGCTCCGGAGTCAGCCATGCTTCCGCTTGATTGGTCAAACCATCACGCGTGATTACATGGAACAGACACTGGGCGGCCTGGCACCTGGACAATTCTATGTCTCGGGAGACTACACCGGCGCAACCGACAACCTGAATCCTGTCCTCTCTGAGAGGATTGGTCGAAGGATTGCTCGAAACGCGGGATGGTCCCCTGAGACAACAGAACTGTACATTGAAAGCTTGGTCGGCCATCGTGTCACTCAGGCCTCTGTGCGGAAGCTTGTCGATACTCTCTCGGAGGGATCGG